TCGAAGGGCATTTTGATCTGGTGCCACGCACCGAAGTCGCCTTCAAGCTGGAACACGGTCATGGTCTTGCACCAGCGCTTCAGGTCACGAAGCTCAAGCCAGTTGGTAAACATCTGGCCCACAATCCAATCCAGTTTCTCCGACTCCACGTCGTAGATTACGTCATCCAGTTCGTACGTCAAATCCTGGCCGTCGGCCCAGTCCTCAAGGGTCTGTTCGATCTGACGATTGCGGCGCCATTTGCCATCCTTGCCCTTGAACGACCAGTCATAGAAGTTGGGGCCACCTTGGCCTTGATTTCGGACTTCACAAACCTTCTTGCCATTCAGATAAAGGTTGGCACTGAAGCAGTCGGTTTCTTCACTCATGTCGGCGTGGTACTTCACGGCCTTGAGTTCGACCTTGAAATGTTCCGACCCGTCGCCTTCCCCTGTCTCCACTTCATGAAAACAAGATTTACAGCAGAGGGTATAGCCTTCGGCGTCTGGCCCTTCCATGTGGAAGGTGGAGTGGGCGCCACAGCAGTCGGTCAGGCGCAGTCCAAAGTGGGGTGAAGCGAGGTTATTGTCGAATCGTTTTGTTGTTGTCGCGGTCATGGTCTTGGTCTCCTCGTGATAGTGGTGTTGGTTACTTTATACTCGGAACTCGTGTGCAGCATTCTCCCCTCGTCCGACAACCGGACGAGGGGGTGATGGCGAACACTTAACTCAAGTTAACGCTGCTGTGCCAAGTGTCCAACTTTTCGCCGGACAGGTTATGATCCGTCGGGTCTCGTTCCATATCCTTTTCGAATGCCTTGCAAACCTGCGAGGCAATCCGCGACCACTTCTGGGAGGCACGAAATTCCTCCATCAACCTCACCCGAGACATGGCGTCGCTGCTGCCGAAGTTGATGTCGGAGGTGACGTGGGCAATGGCATCGTTCCGAACATCGATGAAATAACCGAGCACCTCGTCCTTGGTCATGCGGTCATCTCCCTTTGCCTCCAGCCAGGTTTTGATCCGACTGCGCAGTTGGTGTCCGTAGGACGCGAGTGCGCCGTGGTAGAACACTTCCGAACCATGCCGACGAATTTCCTCGCCCATGTGGATAGCCGACGAGGCAGCAATCAGCTTGCCGATTTTGTCGCACTCAATTTCGGAGGAACGAATGATGGTGGCAAGGCCACGCTCAAGTGCGAGCAAGGCGTGGGGCAGGGGCATGCGGTCGTCCCGCGAGTAATCCCAGTCACGCTTCAGGATACCCTGCCGGTATTTGGTATCGGAGAGTTCCTGCCTCGCCTGTACATCCTCCTCGTGGCGGATGTAAGGCAACAGCGCGTCCATGAGCCCATCCTTGTTGAGCTTGTGGACTGCGGACTTGGTCAGGAAGCATTTGCCTGCGTCCTCGTCCGCGGAATGGATGACGCCACCGTATTCCCAATTCTCCATCGCGGCGAAGAGGGCGTGCTTGAGGTCGACTTTGCTGTACTCGACCAGTGCGGTTGAAACTTGGTTGATGATGTTTTTGACGGTCATGGTCATGGTCTTGGTCTCCTTGGTTGGGGTTGGTGTTGGTCTCATCAGTGCGCGCCATAAGCGGCAGACCCCCGAGGGGGTTTCGACCTTCTACAGAACCCGGCCGAAGTCACACTCGTCAAACTTTTCGACGGCAGCTTTGACGATCGCATACTGTGCATTCATTGCAACCATCAGCCCAATGGCCCGGCCGCAGTTGAAGTTGTTTGCGCCGGCGGCGGCAAGGCTGGTTGCCTTGGCGGCGGTGTCCATCGCATCCATGAGGGCAAGCATCCCGTCGCTAGCTTTGTAATAACTATCCCGCAGGGCGTTGAAGTCATCATTGTCCAAGTCACCCACTGCTGCGTTCAGGGTGTCGTCCTCGATGACCTTTTTCTTGGGGGCGGGTTGGACTTTGGTATCGTTCACCCACATCCCGAAGTCCTCGATGAGGTAATCAATCGCGCCGGTGCCTTCCTGCGCTTCCAGATAAGTGACGAGGCCGGCTGCCTTGTTGTGGTCATAGAGTTCAGCAAAATACTGATCGACCTGCTGGTGAATATGGTGACACGCGGCTTCGCTGCAGTTGATACCGATCAGCCAGTCGCACAGGTCAATTTTGAAGTTGTTAAGTTCGTTGTTTTTGGTCATGGTCATGGTCTTGGTCTCCTTGGTTGGTGGGTTACATCCAATTGACTTCGCCGTAGGCGAGTTCAACATAAAGGCGAAAGTCTTCAAGTGTCGTATCAAAGTCTTGGAGGTCTTCGGTGTCTGACTCGTTGAAGTATTCCTCGACGGTTTCAATCATTGTGGTCTGGTCGTCTTGGCCACAAATGTTTTCCAGCAGGGTTTCGATGATTTCAGTTTTGATTTCGTTTTGCTTGGTCATTGTTTTGTCTCCTGTTTTGTTTCTTGTCTATGTAATATAACGGCTGTCTAAGACCCTGTCCACTCCTATTTCCCTGATATTTTCAGGATTTCTGCCCGGGCAATTTAACGGTGATCTAAGGGGGTTTCCGGGTTCCCCGCATAATCTAGGGGCCAGGGCATGGAAGTCCCTTAGATGGGCAGCAGGGGCCACCGTGAGCAACCTAGAACGTAGACCGAATGGCTGGGTTCCCCACCTCTAAACAGCCCGCGACGTGGACGCATTGGGTTTCGCTGAAAGGCGATTCCCGTAACACAATCCAATTCAACCGCATGAGCCCGCATTCCTTTTCGTCCGAGTTGGCGTTCAGCCCAACCATGCCGGTGACGTGGGCGAACTTGCGTTTGTCCTCGCTGAAGTTTGACCGCCCAATGGTGTTGGCATTGTACGAGGCGGCGTCGGCTTGGGTGGCGGTCACGACCAGGGAATGAGTAGACTGGGACAGCGCCCGAAGTTGTTTCCAAGTGGTGTTGATTTGATCACGGGTGTCCGCAATCCCATGAGGTGGAGCCAGGATATCCGCGTAGTCAATTACGATCACGTCAGGTATCCAACCACCACGTTCCCAGTTCTGGAGGATGGCACGAATGCCGCTGACCGTCAGCGTCGAGTTCGGGTGGCAGCTGAGGCGAAGCATCGCCTCCTTGGATTTGATTTTGGTTTTGATGATTCGCTGGCAGGCCTTGTAAGCGGTCTGCCATCCCATCTCGGTCGCCTCCTTCCTGTCCTCCACCACCAGCGCTGCCATTGGCGCACCAGATTCGCGTTCAATCTTTGTTGGGTATTTGTACTCCGACGGTTTCAACGGACGGCGGGCAGCGCGCACCATCAGGCGCCGCATGATTTGGTTCTGGCTCATGTCCCCCACTTCAAAGAAGGCAACTTTCCTGCGCTGGGTCATTGCCCTCCAAGCCACGTCCAACAGCCACCACGTCTTGCCTCGTTTTTCTGCCCCCATGAATGAGATGAATGCGTCACGTTGTAAGGCGGCGCCAAAGAACCTTCCCAGGGCGCCAGGATATTTGATAAGGGGTTCCAGTTGTTCCTCGAACGCCTCACGGATGGCCCCCTCGTCGGACAGGGGATCAATCCCCGCGCCCACTCCCATCTCAACTTGACCATAGGTACTGACCCGCTTCAGGGCGCTGTCCAAGTTGCCGGCAGTAACGTCCCCGCTGATCGAGTCGGCAAGGCGTTTGAGTTTTACTTGGTTGAAATACTTGGACGCTAAATCAATCACGTAGTTGCTATTCGATTCTTTGCTGAGGTGTTCATGTTCCTCGGACAGGCCACCTAGGAACCGCTCCACAATCTTGACGGTGTCTTCGTCGCGGTTGGTGCTGGCCCATGCCTCAAACAGCCCTTCGATTTCTTTCCCGGGGGCGTCCTCGTACTCGTTGAAGAAGTCAACGCACCACCCGCCAATGAGGTTGCCCCATTGGGAACGGAACAAGTCGCCTTCCCACTTGGTTGCTATGCGGGCGAGAACCTGCTTGTCCACAATCATGCCGGTGAGGATTCGGCGTTCGTTTGACCCGTCACGCTTTGCTACCTTCATAGTCCATCCCTGTCAGGAGTTTATTTGCTTCCATTGCATCCTGCCCATAATTAACGATCAGGCCCGCGATGTACTTTTCAAATTCTGAAGAATCAACATCGAAGCTCAACGGCGCCAAGTTGCCACTCCACGCTTCCCAGTTGTTCACCCGCTTCCAGATGTTGCTGAACCACGTCTCTACGAAGTGGCTGGGCGCCGGCAACACGTCCACCAGGTGCCGCAGCAGGTTCCGATGCCGTGTCAGCCGCATCCTTTCTTGTGGTTCGCTGGCCGTGTTGGGATCGATCAGTTCTGCCTGCTGTATAACTTGATCACGGAACCACCCGTATCCATCCAATGAGACTTGGACAAACGCTGGCAGTTGTTGCCCTGCCCCCTTCGGCCAATGCGCCATCAACAACCTCTCCACAACCTTTTCTGCTTCAGGGGTGACGGTGATCTGGGGGTTGTCCCGTTGCCCACGTTTCATTGCCGCAACCACCCTGTCAAACTTGTCACGGAAGATTTTGGCCGTGTAGCATTTCGGTGTCCATTGGTCACGGTAGTTTTCGCAGTACCAATCCAAGGCAGCTTCAATCATTTCCTTGGGGATGTTGTCTGCCGTTCGTAATAGTCGGAAGTGATTGGGCCAGGTTTTGGGCAGACGTTGTTTCTGTTTGTTGGGTGGCAAGGTTGTTTGAAGTTGAAGCGCTGCCGCTTTGTCGAATGGTGCATGGTGAGTTGTTTCTTCTTCCTCTGGCTCAAATCCAAACCCGCCAGCGGGATGTGCTTTGTTCTTAACCTTCCCCAAGGGGGAAGGGGGAGGTGGATTGTCCTCCAACTCAGACGAGGACAACCTGTCCAACTCTACCCGACTCCAGACGGTTTCCAAGTACCGCCGGCGCCCGTCGAACTTGACTTGTTTGATGAGGTCTTTGTGTTTCAGTTTACTGATCAATCGGGCGATGTAATCCGGTCGAACCCCAAGGATTTCTCCGAGGTATTTGTTGGACGCATAGCAGCCCTTTTCTGGTGTGACCAGGGAATCGATCGTCGCCAGCAAGTGAAGTTCCGTGGCTCCAATTTCCTTGTTCAGGAACATGAACCAGACTGTCGCTGGTATCCAAATCCCTCTGAATTTCGGGTTCATTCCAGGAACCTCCTCAGCTCTTGGATTTCCATTTCACTGGCCTCGGCCGCGTCCTTCGCCACGAGTGTCACGTTGTAGGTTTCACCCGGGAACGGTTCTATCAGGTCACAGAGTTGTTCTGCTCTTTTCTGGGCTTGGGTTTCGTTGTCAAAACATATCACTCGCACAGGGTACTTGCTAATCTTTAAGACTTGAGCCTTGGAGAACCCTGTCCCGCATGTTGCCACCGCTCCCGGGCCAGTCCGCCAAGTATCGAACGGCCCCTCGTGTACGATCACCGCATGCCGACAGAAGTCTTCTCCATAAAGTAATTTCTTGTGATTGATTTCCTCGTGGTCTGCTGGCGCTGATAAGTACCGAACGCCCCTGTCCGAAATGGAACGGGTTGTCCACGAAACAACTCGCCCACGGTAATGAATTGGAATGAACAACCTCCACGGGAGGCGTGCATGTAATCCGATTCCCCGGACACCCCATAATCGTGACAGGGATTTGAAATCCAGACCACGCCATTTCAAGTAGTTGATGTGCGCTGGCAGCAACTTGCCGACTCCCGTCGGTAACACTAGGGAACCACGTCTCTCGGTGGTGGTTTGGATGGTGGTGCTGTTGAGCCCTTGTGTTAGCTCACGGATGGCGGCGTGGGTCTTGCCGGTCATTTCAACCAACGTGTCCACGACGCGGTGGGAACCACATTGCCAGCAGTTGACATAGTGAAGGTTCAGGTTCCACCCAAGATGGAAGCGGTTCGTGTCCCGCCCACAGAACGGACAATCAGTTTGGAGCCAGCCCGGGCGGCAGTGGTGGTGTCCCTCTTTTAAGAACTTAACTCCCAGGGACAGGAGCAAGTTATCTAGATTCAAGTTGGTTGTCCTTTTTGATGGCTTCCCGCATCAGTTCCACAACCTTGTCCGTCATGGTGATACCACGTCTGGCGCAGTAGGCTTTGAACTGGTCTTTCACTCCCCTTGGGATGTTCCGTAGGAATACGGTGGCGGGTGGCTTAACTGGTTTCACGTGTAAGTTCCTCCTGAAGTTGATCGAAGATATTGAGCTGCTCATCAATGGTGCCTCCATCTAGGGTTGCGGATAGAACGGCCTGTTTCTCTTGGATGATTCGGGACAACCTTTCCTCAATGGTGTTCACGCCGATCAAGTAATAGCACGTCGACTTGTACTGCTGCCCAATCCGGTGGATGCGGTCTTCGCCCTGAATATGCTCTCCGGGTGTCCACCCAAGTTCCGCGAACAGGACGGTGGAGGCAGCGGTGAGGGTCAGTCCTATGCCTGCCGCTTGGAGGTTCCCAATGAACAGGCGTGTTCCCTTGTGGCGTTGGAATTTGTCGACGGAGCGTTGCCGCTTTTTCCCCGTCACCTGCCCAGTCACAGTCACGCAACCCGGATAGCGTTCCTTCAGTTGCTGAATGATGTTTTTGTGGATGGCGAACACCACAAGCTTGTCATCTGTTTCTTCCAGAAACGTGTCTATCCAATCCATCACCGCTTTGAGTTTTAGTTCGGCCGCGAGGCGTTTCAAGTATCCCATTTTGACTAGCCGCTGGGCGCGGGCAGCAGAGGTCGCCTTCTGTTTGGAATACTTGGACAGCCACAAGATCAAGTCCTCCTCGGCCTCGTCGTATTCCTTTCGGTTTTCCAAGGGGACAGGAACCGCGTGCCTTGCCTTCGCCGGCAGGTCTTTCAACACGTCCACCTTCCGCCGGCGCACCATACAATTCGTGATGAGGATTTCATGGAGTTCGGGTAGGTTCCGAGCGCCCTTGTATTCCCAGCCCCACGGTTTCCGCTGGGCGGCACAATACTCAAGGGCGTAACTCATGAACGACTTGAACAAGTCCGGGCGGATGATGTTTAGAGTTGTCCATAACTCGGCGGGGCGGTTGGTAAGAGGTGTCCCAGACAACGCCAACACGTGAGGCACTGACTTGCACAGTTGCTTCACGTAGCGTGTCCGCTTGGCCTGCCTGTTTTTGATGTACTGGCACTCGTCCAAGATTACCAACTTGGGTTCCAAGTCCACCAGGTATTCCAACCAAGGGCCGAGGATTTCGTAATTGATAATCACGAAGGGGTTTTGCTTGAAGACCTTTTTCTTCGGCGGCTTGGTTCCCTCCAGGATTTCGGCTCGCTCCTTGATGTGGACTGCCGCTTCCCTTGCCCAGTTGTACTTGAGCGAGGCAGGGCAGATGACCACAACGGGCGACATCTTATTGCGTTTGAAATAG